GCTCCAAGAGGCAAAGGTATCCCTTCAACGACTTGAACGAGCAGAGGTAGTGGAAGTAGAACGTGACCGCCTATGGAAAGCTCTACGGTACTATGCAGAGTTCCATGAGGACCCTAACGATGGGCCTTGGGGGGCTAACAGCCAAGACTATGGTAAGGTTGCACGAGCAGCTTTGAGGGGAGAAGACTATGATCGATAACCTTTGTCCGTCTTGTGGTGATGACCTAGACTGGCCTAGTGGAGATGGTTGTGCTAACATGACAGCCCACAAGAACGACAACAAACCTTGGGAATTTCTTGTTACTGAAGTAGTAGACAATGAAGACGGTGGTACGACCATCAGCTTCGACCTTGATAAGGAAGCTCATAAAGCAATGGCTAACCTTGGTGTCCAGTTTGTGTTGCATTGCGCTGCTGCTCAGGTAGATATGCAGGTTGCTTTGGATGCTATCTTGAAGATGGGAGAGCTTGATGACTGATAAACACCCTATGAGGGACATACCAGTTACAATCTTCCAGCGTATAGAAGGAGACGGTCCAGCCTTCATCTCTAAGTTCGAACCCTTCAAGGAGTATCCTATCTTCTTCACAGGAACAACGGCTGATGAAGTACGTAAGTCTGCAAAGGACTTTGCTGAAGATGCTGTAGCTAAGAACGAAGAGAAGTTTCTTGCCAGACAGGCAGCTATGGAGAAGACACGGGCAACTCGTGCTAAGAAGAAGGAGAAAGTCCATGAGTGACGGGCGTCTGCAAATCTGCCGCGTGCCGACATGGGGCTTCAGCATCACCGAGGCAAGCTATTACGGGTGGCGCTGGGGCGAGTCCCGCAGTTCTTTGCAAATGGTGATATTGGAGCGTCCATAACGCTGGAAAGGCATCCTCATCAAAGAAAACCGTGGATTGTGCTATTTGGAAAGCCGCAGTGGCCCGCTGGCTTCATGCAATGCGGACGTGATTGTTATTACGGCGACGACAACTGCAACGAATATTGCTGCGGTTCGGCAACTTACCCACCCATGATCCGCAAGGGAGACCAGCCATAACTGAATTATCCCACCAACCCTGCCCCCATGAATCCTGTGGCTCATCTGATGCCTTCAGTTGGTCTACCGAAAAGCACGTAGGCTTCTGCTATTCTTGTGGTAGCTCCTACCCTTCCAAGAAAATGCACGTCTTTGATTGGGTTGCTGAACGGTATCCCCTGAAGGGAAATCAAGGACCTATAGTTATAGAAGATGAAGGAGACTACATGGATAGTTCATGTGCATCAAAACTTAAAGTTGTAGCACACGGAGACGGACAATATCTTCCCCTTCGTGGTATCCTGAAAGGGACTATGGAGTTCTACAATGTAAGCACCTACAGCAAAGATGGTGAACCAACCCATCAAGATTATGTCTACCCCAATGGGTCCACCAAGACCCGTGTGTTCCCTAAAGACTTCCATACTAACTCAGGGTTCAAGGGGGACATGCTCTTTGGTATGGACAAGTTCCCTGCTGGCTCTGCAATGGCTGTCACTATCTGTGAGGGTGAGCTTGATGCCCTCTCGGCCTTTCAGATGATGGGCAGTCAGTATCCTGTTGTAAGCCTACCAAGTGCTACCCCAAGCAAGAAGCTCCTAGAGAACTGTAGGGATTGGCTTGGGTCCTTCGATAAGATTTACCTTAGCCTAGACTCTGACAACAAGGCTGACAAGTTCGCTCTGGCTCTTATGAACCTGTTCCCTAGTCGTGTGTACCATGTGCCACATGACAAGTTCAAGGATGCCAATGAGTTCCTACAGGCTGGCAAGGCCCAACTCTACAAGCATTGCTGGTACAACGCCAAGCTCTTTACACCTGACAACATCTACTCTACAGAGGAACGGTTCCTAGAGCTTCTCCATGATACCCCTGAGCACAGCTATATCCCTACAGGTATTGCAGCCCTTGATGAGAAAATCCTTGGTCTTATGCGAGGGCACTTCACAGTGATCAAAGGACCTACCGGGATTGGTAAGTCTGAACTTATGCGATACCTTGAGAGCAACTTCATCAATAACTACCCCAAGGTAAAGTTTGCTACATGGCACCTAGAAGAGACTAAGCTTCGTAGCCTTCTTGGTGTGGTATCCTACTATCTCAAGGATAACCTTACTCGTAAGGACCTGATCGAACAGAAGGATCGTATGGCTGACGTTGAGGGGGCTATCAAGGGAATTAGCCAGAACACAGGTTACATGCAGTTCCACCTTCGGGAAGAGGATGGTGCAGAAGAACTGATTGACCAGATCAGGGTACTTACCCAAGTATATGGTTGTGAGTTCATTATGATGGAGCCTATCCAAGATATCGTGACTGTAGGTTCTGATGAAAGTAAGGAAGCCGCCCTTGCTGATCTTGCTGTAAGGCTCTCTAAGCTATCCGCTGACCTTAACGTGGGTATCATCACTATTGCTCACACCAACGAGATGGGAGAGGTTAAATACTGTCGTATGATTGGGCAACGAGCCTCAGTCATCATTGATATCCAACGTGACAAAGATAGTGAGAATCTTCTTGACAGGAATACCACAAAGCTGGTAATCAAGAAGAACAGACCAACTGGCCTAGAGGGTGATGCAGGAGAACTCCTGTTTGATCCTGATACATTTACTCTGAGCGAGAAAGTAGACACATGGTAAAGACACCTGATGAATTGTTTGACTTATGGCTTGAAGGGGAGTTGCTTTCAGGCTTAACCCGTAAAGACTTCTGCTACAAGCATGGCCTTGACCTCAAAGATATGAGGTGGGCTTTCTGTGGTGGCGTAAGCTTCTCAACTTTCAATAGGTTTGCTAATGATGTTCAATGAGTGGTTAGATGATCGTCTTTATCGCTTACAAGTTACCTTTTCCCACATGGATAGCCATGACTGGAAAGAACTTATGGAGTGGCTAGAAGCTGCTTATAGGATTGGCTACCAAGAGGGTAGGAATGAAAATCAAGGGGTTCCGTTCTAGATGTGGCAATCGATTGAGACAGCGCCAAAAGACGGGGTATGGATTCTTGTCTACGGTGGTAATGCGCAGGATGGGGACGAGACTATTTGGGGAACTTGGTACCGTGATCCAATAAAACAAATGAAGCAAGAAGCTGCTCTTGCTGCGATCAACGCCCGTCCTGTGGTAGCGAGGTGGCACGAGGCTCACTACGGTGGCTGGACCTATGCTGCATGGGATAGCGACTGGCGCAGCATTTACAGCAGCCCAACACATTGGATGCCCCTACCTGAACCACCTACTAACGGAGAGTAATTATGAAATACATCGTCTTCGATACCGAAAGTGACGGACTTGCTTATCAAGCAACAAAACTGCATGTCTTCGCTTGGTCCGAAGATGGCAAAACTGTAGATGTTACTCACGACTATCAGGTTATGCGTGATGTACTGTCACAACAAGACTGCATGTTTGTGGCTCACAATGCTGTTAGGCATGACTTACCCCTGATCAATCGTATTCTTGGTCTTGAACTGGACTACACTAGGTTCGTGGATACATTGTTGTTGTCGTGGTATCTTAACTTCGACAGGGACCGTCATGGCCTTGAGCAGTACGGTATCCAGTATGGTGTACCCAAGCCCAAGATAACTGACTGGAACAACCTTACACCTGAGCAATATGCCCATCGTGTAACGGAAGACGTTAAGATCAACTATCGCTTGTGGACAGAACTTGAGCGTAAACTTAAGTCCCTGTACGGAACAGAAGAGGAGATGCTTCGACTTAACCAGTACCTGAGCTTCAAGGCTGATTGTGGTCGTGAGCAAGAAGCTAATCCTGTGACATTGGACATGGCATCTGTACAGAAACACTTCGATACTCTGTCTGAGATGCAACAAACCAAGATAGCTGAACTGTCTAAGGTTATGCCTAAAAAGCCTATCTATAAGCAGGTCAACAAGCCTCAGATTATCTACAAGAAAGATGGTAGTCTGTCTATCTACGGCGAGGCTTGGCTCAATACACTCAAGGAACTCAAGCTTCCTGACAGTGTTGTTGGCCCAGTCAATGTCCTTATGGGTTATCAAGATGGCAACCCCAATAGTCACGAGCAAGTAAAGGATTGGTTGTTTCATCTTGGTTGGAAGCCTAAGACCTTCAAGTATGTCAAAGAGGATGACGGTACAGAGAGAATGATCCCTCAGATCAAGAATGGGGATGAACTGTGTTCTAGTGTAGAAGACCTTGCAGAGGATACCCCAGCGGTACAATTACTCGTTGATATGGGTATCATCCAGCATCGTAGAGGGGTCTTCAAGTCCTTCTTGGACAACCAGACTGACGGTAAGGTTGTAGCTAGTTTTGGTGGTCTAACCAACACCTTCAGGTTCCAGCACAGGAAGCCTATTGTGAACCTTCCAAAGGTCGATAAGCCTTGGGGTAAGGAAATTCGTGGGTGTATCACTGCACCCGAAGGTATGGTCCTCTGTGGGGCTGATATGGTCTCTCTAGAGGATACAACCAAGCGTCACTACATGGTCCCGTTTGACCCTGACTACGTAGAGGAAATGTGCCAAGAGGGCTTCGACCCCCACCTTGATCTTGCAGCGTTTGCTGGTGCTATTACCCGTGAACAAGTTGAGCAACACAAGGAAGGTAAGATTAACCTCAAGGCTATCCGTAGCCAATACAAGGCTGCAAACTATAGCTGCGTGTATGGTGTAGGTAAGACTAAGCTGGCTAGGACCTTGGGTATCAGTCTCAAGGAAGCAGCCAAACTGATTGAGGATTACTGGAAGCGTAACTTCTCAGTTAGGAAGGCTGTAGAGAAGTTTGAGATGAAGACTGTTGGGCCTTACATGTGGGTCAAGAACCCTGTGTCTGGCTTCTGGCACAACCTTCGCTCAGAGAAGGATGCGTTCTCTACAGTGAACCAGAGTACGGGTGTCTATGCTTTCGATACTTGGTTGTACTTTGTTCGTAAACAGGGTGTTGTGGTAAACTTCCAGATGCACGATGAGAAGGGTTCGTACCTCTCTGGTGGAAATGAAGAGGGTCACAAGCAAAAGCTTCTCACAGCTATCGATAAGACCAACGACAAACTGAAACTGAACGTCAAGCTGTTTGTGGATGTACAGATGGGAGATAACTATGCGGAAACCCACTAAGGAAGACGAGGACTACATCAGGGAGAACCTTCGATATGACCCTGAGACTGGTCATTTGTGGTGGACCAAACCTTCTGAGAGCAAACAGGGAAGAAGGAGACTAGATAAACCTACTGGCACTGTACATAAAAGACACGGGTATGTGGTCTTTAATATAGGTTTAAGTGAAGGACGAGTTCTTTGTCGTGCTCACAGGATTGCTTGGTTTTTGCACTATGGTTCTTGGCCTAAAGATATGCTAGACCACATTAATGGAATAAGAAATGATAATAAGATTGAGAATTTAAGAGCTGCAACGCCTAAAGAAAATGACAGGAATCGAAAATCGTATAAAGAGTGTTCATCTAAGTATAAAGGTGTTTCTTGGGATAAAAGGTGCCAAAAGTGGAGGTCTTATATAAAATTCAATCTGAGGCAAAAACACTTAGGTATTTATACTTCAGAAGAAGAAGCTGCCCGTGCCTACGATAAAGCTGCAAGAGAATGCTTTGGAGACTATGCCTGCCTTAACTTCCCAGATCAACACGAACAAGGAGCGCTACATGGACATGACCTATGAACAATACCTTGAGTTCTACACTCACTTTTTCTATACAAAATACTAAATAAAGTGTATGAAAAGGTTGACAGAATCACTCTGATGACCTATCTAAGTTAACCCAAGACCCGACAACCGATTGAGGAAAATATGGCTAATAAAACGAAGTACGTCACCCTTGATGCTGAACTTGAGTACGCTCAGGTGTTCCTTGAGAACCGTGATATGGGGAACGCACAAGTAGACCACTCCGATACGGATGGTGTGTACAAGGTAACTCTGATCCTTGACGAAGACGGAATGAATAAAGCTATCGAAGCTGGGTGCCCTCAGAAGCAAGGTGCCTTTGCCCAGTTCAAGCCCTTTGAGCGCGATGGTAAGACGCTCTATAAGTTTACTGTTCGTCGCCCCCATGTCCACCCTCGCTTCATGGTTATGGATGAGAACAACCAACCAACTGATGAGCGCCTAACCCTTGGACCCCCTCAAGTGTTTGACCTGAACATTGCCAAAGCCGCTTGGGAAGCAGCAGAGCAGAAGGGTCGTCTTGATCAGTACTCTACCCCTTGGACCATTGAAGACGGCCTGATCGGTAATGGCTCTAAGGCCAAGGTCAAGCTTGCTGTTGCTTCTGGTGTTGGTGTTCACGGTAAGGCCAAGGGTAAGCCCTTCACTAAGGTTGAACTCATGGGTGTTGGCTTGACCAACATTGTTGAATACGTTGGTGGTAATAGCACTGGTGGGTGGGAATAAGATGAACTATCGTTTTCAGGCTTACGACCATGATCCAAACCTTGATGGAAGGACCATCATTGTAGCTCAAACTGATCTTGAATACCTTGGTGACGTAACCGAGTTGTTCCTGACCTTCCTTCATGCCGCTGGTTACAGTTATGTCCGTAGTGTTGTTGTAATCAAAGATGATGGTCAGGAGGTCAGCACTCAATGAAGATTAGCGCAAAGCTGGTGGCCTTGACACAACCTG